TCATCTGAGGCGGCCCCCGCAGACACGAGCCTGCTCCCGCATCACGGCGTAGTCGCTCAACATCTCCGCGACCGCCGATCCCTGTGGCAGCAAGGCCAGGTCGTCGGCCGCCCGCGCCTGGAACTCCCTGCCATACTCGACCACGGGCGGGCACGTCGCGAGCCTCCCGTCCTCAGAACGAAGCGTCGCGCAGCCGCTCAGCAAGATCGTGGTGATCGCGAGGACGGCGAGCGGCCGCTTCCAGCATCCGGCGTTGGACGTCATTGGCCTTCTCCATGGCTTCGATGCGTTCGACGAGGCGTCCCGCTCGCTCCCCGGAGCGGCGCAGGGAAAGCAGGAACAGAAGGATCGAAGAGGCGGTGACGCCGTAGCGGAGCACCGTGCACGCCCATGCCGATCCGGCGAGCGTGGCGAGGAGGCCGCCAATCACCGCCGCCCCCGGCGCCAGTCATCGAGGCGGGCGTAAATCGTGACCGCGATTCCGCCTAGCGCGACCGCGATGAACACCCAGCGCAGGGTGTCGAGATACGGGACGAGCGGCAGGATCGCGGTCTGGGTCTCGGTGAGCAACTGCTGAGCCACCTCGACTCCGGCCGCTCCGAGCGTCGCGACACCCGCCGCGCCACCGCCCTTCATGGTGCGGCTGGCGGCCAGCACTTCGCGCGCAGGCGGCGTCTCGGCTGCGAATGCGGTCTCCCGGACCGGGAACCGCTCGCCCCATTGTCGCGCGGGCCCCAGGTCGACATGCATGAACCCCGAGCGCGGGTAAAAGCCGAAGCCGAGGAACCCGACCTCGCGCGCCGCGGCCTCGAAGGCCACCGGGTCATGGTTCGCCATGGCGATATCGAAGGCGGCGCCCTCAAGATGTTTCGACCGGGTAGCACCGCCGACAGCGCGGTTGTGCTCGGGGCTGCGATAGGCGGAACGCACGATCAGCGGCTTGCCCAACCGGTCGCGCAGCGCCTGTAGTTTGTCGAGCGCGGGTTCGTTGATCAGCAGCTTTCCAGTGCCCCGGCAGGCGATCTCGGCCGGGCTGAAATTCGGCCAGCGCCAGGTGCCCTCAGGCACGTTGCGCCAATGGCCGTGGAAGGTCGTGGTCATGGGGTCCTCCAGAAACGAAAAACCCGCCTCAAGGGCGGGTCATTGCGGGCCGATGAATGGAATGGTGAGCGGCTAAGGGCTGCCGCCGAAGATCTTGAGCTTGATGGCGATGCCCGCGAGCAGCGCCAGCATGACGCCGGTGGTGATCATGCGGACGGCGGTCTGCATGGCGGTGCGGCGCACCAGCCGGATGCAGTCCACCAGGGAGCGCAGATCGCGGATGTCGAGCGCGGCCTCGTCGCCGTCGAGCCCGACATCGGCGAGCGCGCGCTTCGCGCCTTCCTCGGCCGCTCGCGTCAGGATCGCCTCGAACTCGGCGTCGGGCATGCGCACGAAGCCTTCGGATCGGGGTGGGTTCATCGGTTCCTCCTTCCGCCGCTCAGCCGATCTTGCAGCCCCAGAAGGACGTCTGGTCGGCGGCGAAGTAGCCGTCCGCGGCACGGAAGTTGCCCTGCAGCTCGACGGTGTCGCCGGCGGTGAGCGCGACCATCGTCTGCAGCCAGAGCGGTGTCGCCTCGGAGACATGCGCGCCGCTGATCTCGCCGCGCGAACCGCGGATCTCGGTCGTGCCGTTCAGGACGAGCCGCCCACTCATCCGCGCCGACGTGCTGGCGTTGACCTTGAACATGAGCGTCGCGCCGAAGAGGTAGGTGCCGTCGACCGGGGCCACGAAGTGGTTGTTGGCGGCGTCGAAGACCCCCTGGTCGTTGGTGTCGGTGCTGTTGAGGCCGATCTTCGTCCAGGTCCCGACGCCGACGTAGTTGTCGTAGTTGGTGTACGCCTTGAACCGCGGCAGCCGGGGCTGGTCGACAATGCCGTTCGAGTTGTCGACGCTGAGCCCGTCGAAGAAGGTGCTGCCGTCGGCCGAGACCGCGAGGCGGAACCGGTCAGAGCCGAAGAGCCCGACCAGCGCCTTGGTCACGAAGCCCGTCTGCAGCGTCAGCCCAAGATCGTCGCCGGCCGCCTCCTTGTTCATGGTGTAGAACAGATCGCCGGTGCCGCCCTCGGCCACGGTCTTCGCTGTCCAGAGAGCGGCGTTGAGCTTGGCCGAAAGCGGGTTCGACCCATCTGCCGTTGTCCCCAGCCCGATGAGCGCAAGGTTCTGCAGCGTGGCCGGCGTTGTCCCGACCCAGCCAGACCCGTCGTAGACTATCAGCAGGCCCTCGTCCTCGACCCACGCGCGCCAGCCGGTGCGTGGCGGCAGGCGCAGCCAGGCGCCGTCGGTCCAGAGCGCGACGTTCAGGTCCCACCCCGCCCAGTCGCCGGTTGCGCCCGAGGCGACGATGTAGCGGTCGCCATCCGCAGGGCTGCCGGGCGGGGCCGTCAGGTCCCGGTCGAGCACCGAGAGCTGGACGAGCCCGTCGAGGATCCGCAGCGCCTCGTTGTGGGTGACATGCTTCTGGGCCTGCGCCGCGAGGATGTAGGGCAGCAGGAGATGGGTCGTGGCGTCGGACATGGAAGAAGCCTTCAGAACAAGAGCGTGACGGTCTTCGGCGCGCCCCGCCCCACAAGGGCGGAGAGCTGGTAGATGCGGATGTCGAGCGTGTCGCCGGGGGCGAGCGGCGCGCCCCAGTCGGCGGTCTGCTGGGCGGCGGTGTAGTCCGCGCTGGTGGTGGCGGTGCTCAACACCCGCTTCACTGTGGCGCCGTCGAGGATCTCGACCTCGTAGGCTTCCAGTTCCTCTGCCAGCGGCACCTCAAGCCCGCCCCAGCTGTCGGCCGCGAGAGCTCGGGACCGGCGTGTCCAGCGGATCGTCAGATCCCCTTGCGCGCGTGGAGTGCGCCATGGCTGCTCGATATGGGCGACGGAAAACGGCCGCAGCCCGACGCCCGCTGGCTTGAAGGCCTGCGCGACATAGGTCTCGTCGGTTACCGGCCGGCTCGCGGGGCCGATGCGCCAGTTCCACGGGATGCCGAGATCGGCTTCGGCGATCGGCAGAGATGCGAGGCTTTCGTCGAGCACGACGACCCGAGCACCCGCGGGCGCCAGATCGCCCATGGCACCTTCCGTGCCGCGCTGGCCGCGCAGGAGCCGGGTCAGCCGATACCGGCTGGGCGCTAGAAGCTCCGCCAAGCCCGCCTGCACGATCTCCCAGATACCCGGCGTGCTCTCGATGGCCAGCGCGTTGGCGCCGCCGAACAGCGTAAGGTCGGTCACGCTCTCCAGTGTCCCGGTGAGCAGATCGACGACCAGTACATTGCCGAGGTCGAACCGCGAGGTCGGGCCGGCGTAGAAGTCCGAGGCCAGCTTGCCGAGCCGGGCCCGCCTGCCGAAGCTGGTCAGCAGTTCGAACCCGTCCGTCGAAGGGCTGCGGAACACCGCGATCTCGCCGGGCCACGGCATGGCATGCGCCGCGGCGAAGGGGCGGTGCGCGGGCTGGTCCTCGGTCAGCTGCGGCAGGTCAAGAAGCACCGCCTCGGGAGCGCCGAACACCACCGCCTGCGAGAGCGCCGAGGGTCGCGGGGCTCCCGGCGGCAGGTCGTAGGCCTCGCGATCCTGTCGGACCGCTTCAATGCCCCGAGCGTCGGAGTCGGCGATGGAGACGAGCCGCAGCGGGATAGCGCGGCCGTCATCGGCGAGCGTGACGACATCGGCGGGATCGAGCGCCAGCCGCGACGGCGGCAGGCGGAAAACCCCGCTCTCCCGGCCAGTCCAGGCTTCCATGAGCGCGCGGCGGCAACGCCGTTCGGCCTCCTCGGGCGGGACAGCCATGGGGAAGGACTCGGATGCGATCCGGGTCGTGTCGACGGTGATGCGTCGGGCCTCGACCTGCGCCGCCTCGTAGTCCTCGTCGGCGCGGGCGACCTGCCATTTCAGGGCCTGCGGCAGTTCCGTCTCCTGGCCGCGGATGAGTTCGAGGACATCGCCCTCACGCGCGGCGACGAGATCGTCTGGGTTGACGGTGGCGACAGCTGCCCGGCCACGCATCACGAACCGGATCACGCCTTCGGTCTCGACGGCGTCGAAGCCGAAGTGCCGCGACAGCGTGGTGATCGAGGCGCGCGGGCTTTCCAGCGCGCCGATCGCATAACCCTCGACCGCGCCCCAGAGGCCGGTGACATCGATGCGATCCTCGGCCAGCCCGGCGCGCAGGCATAGGTGCCGGACGAGTGCCGCCAGCGACACCGCGCCGAGCCGTCCTGTCAGCCAGTGGCCGAGCCGCCAGTTACCGCCATCCGTCCAGACGTCGGTCAGCGCCGGGAAGAACGGATAGGGCCGCGCGTCCCAGGTCCAAGCGGCGCATTCGGGGACGTGCACCATCCGGCCGCTGTAGACCGAGGACAGGGGGTTATTCGCGGCGTCGCCCCAGAACAGGTATGTCGCCTCGAGATAAGCGCGCTGGATCGCGTCGTCGCGCCAGCCCCGCGAGAAATGCGGCGTGAAGCTCTCCGACGACTTCGGATCGAAGAAGACGTTCGGCTGGTTCGTGCCCCGGTCGATGGCGGGGCAGCCGAGCTCGGTGAACCAGATCGGCTTGGACTCCGGCGTCCACGCCGTCGGCGTCCCGCTCTCGACCCCGCCCGGACGATTGTAATGCGGGTTCGACCACCAGGCGCGCAGATCCTTGTAGCGAAACACCCACGGCTTGCTGGCGGCGCCATCGGTGATCGTGGTGCGCACCTGCGCCGAGCGATCCACCGCGCTGGCGTAAAACCAGTCGAAGCCCTCGCCGCCCGCGATGTTCGCCTGCAGATAGGCCCGGTCGTAGATCGCGGGCCAGCCCTCGGCCGCATCCGCATGCTCGAAACCGTCGCGCCAGTCAGAGAGCGGCATGTAGTTGTCGATGCCGACGAAATCGATCTCCGGATCGGCCCAGAGCGGGTCGAGATGGAAGAAGACGTCGCCGCTACCGTCGCTGGGCTGATGCCCGAAGTATTCCGACCAGTCGGCGGCATAGCTGATCGCCGTGCCCGCCCCGAGGATCGAGCGGACGTCGGCCGCCACATCGCGAAACGCCTGCACGGCCGGATAGGCGCTGGCGCCCGAGCGGATCGTGGTCAGCCCGCGCATCTCGGTCCCGATAAGGAACGCGTCGACCCCGCCCGCCGCCGCGCAGAGATGGGCGTAGTGCAGCACCATGCGGCGAAGACCCCAGTCGCCGGAGGGCCCTGTCCAGGAGATCGTCTCGCCGGAGATGGCAAAGTCGGACGGGCTGGCGCTGCCGAAGAAGGCGGAGACCTGGCTTGCCGCCGTGGCGGTCTTGTCGACGCTGCCGGCATAGCCCGCCGCGGGCGAACAGGTGATCCGGCCGCGCCACGGGAATGCGGGCTGGCCCGTCTCGGCGGCGTTGTCGCTGTAGGGGCTTGGCAGCGCGTTACCGGGCGGCACGTCCATCAGGATGAACGGATAGAAGGTCACGCGCAGCCCGCGGGCCTTCATCTCCTTGATCGCCTGCACCACGGCAAAGTCAGCCGGCGTGCCGCCATAGACCGGCCGGTCCTGGTCATCCCGGCTGACGAGATGGGCGGCGGCGCGCGAGACGCCGTTTACGGACCACGTCTGCGGGGTGGTGGTCTTCTCGGACACCTCGACGCCCGGTCGGATCGTGCAGTCGCCCACGCGCAGGTCGTTGCCGAACCAGGCGACGACGAGACTAACGCTCTCGACCGCAGGCGCCATCGCCTGCAGCCGGTCGAGCGCCACCACCATGTCGGCGGTGTCTGACAGCGCGTTCAGGTTCTCAGGGATCTGCGCCCCGCCGCTGCCCTTGCGGATGCCGGTCGTCGCGTAGGTGAACTCGCCTGAGGCCGGGATCATCGTGACAGCGCGGGTCAGCCCCTCGGCGGTGTCGGGATCGGCGAGTGGGCGGAAGACCTCGAACGAGAGCTGCGGCAGGCGGTTGCCGTAGTTGCCGAGCGGCAGTTCCTCGAAGACCACATAGGCGGTGCCGCGATAGGCGGGCGTGTTCGCTGCACCCATCTTCGCCGCGATGAACGGGTCGGCGGTCTGCGCCTCGTCGCCCGGATACCAGCGCCAGGTGACGCCGGCGGTGTCCAGGAGCTTGCCGTCCGCCCAGATGCGCCCGATGCCGGTGATCGGTCCTTCGCAAAGCGCCACCGCAAAGGAGGCGTAGTAGAGATACTCGGTGGTCTTGACCTTGCCGCCACCCCCGCCGCCCTTGCCACCGCCCTGCGTGGTGGTCTTCGTCTCCTCGCGGAAATCCGTCGCCCAGATCACGTTGCCGCCCATCCGCATGCGGCCATAGACGCGCGGGATGACAGCGCCCTCGGTGGAGGACGTGATGCGCAAGGAGTCGAGCCGCGGACCCTCGATGCGTTGGGTCGGCGCGAGCGAGGACACGATCCAGCTGTCGACCACCGATCCGATGGTGGAGCCGACGAAGCCGCCGATGGTCGCGGCGCTGACGCCGAGGATCGCGCCGCCTATCGAACCGCCGATGGCGGCGCCGGCCGCGCCGAGAACGAGAGTGGCCATGTCGGGGTCTCAGCGTTGCGGGAACAGGAAGGCGAAGGCCATGCGCCGCCGCCAGGACACGGTGAGCGGTTCCTCGATCACGCCGAGCCGCTCATAGGCGTGGAGGAAGCTGTCGGGCCCGGTCAGGATGCCGACATGCTTGGCGATGGCTCGCGGCATCATCCGGAACAGCACCAGCGCGCCGGGATCGGCCTTGGCTAGCGACACCTCGATCATCATGGTGCGCGCGCCGTCGGCCAGCACCTCACGTGGTCCGGTCTCGCCCCAGTCGCGGCTGTATGGCGGGATCGGAAAGGGCTCGGGGCCGACGATCTCGCGCCAGACCCCGCGCGCCAGCCCGAGGCAGTCGCAGCCGACACCGCGCAGGCTCGCCTGGTCGTGATACGGCGTGCCGATCCAGGACCGCGCAATGGCGATGACGCGCTCAGGGTCGGCGGAGGTCACAGCACCGACCCCTCGTGGCCGCCATCCTTCGTCGCGTAGCGCAGGATCGTGTCTTGGCCGGGGATGTGCGGGAAGCCGCGGAAGTTGGCGGTGTTGGCGAACTTGGAGCCACAGGTCTCCATGCGCTTGTCGCAGCCCGCGCGGATAGTGAAGGCGTCGCCCTCGGCGATGGCCCGCACCGGCGCTTCGAGCAGCGTCAGGATCGCGACGCCGTCCGTCACGTCATGGCCCAGCACCTCGGCCTGACGCCCCGCGTTAGAGCCGCTGGTCCATTCGATGGTGCCGAAAGTGAACCAGCTCGCCTCGAAGCCGGCGAGCCCCGACGCGGTGAAGGCGCGGTCGCGCATGAGATCGATCACGGCGCCCATGCCCTTGAAGGCCGGGTCGTCCAGATCGACGCCGCAGCGCGCATCGCCGAGCGCGGCATCGCAGGTCGCCTGGAACGTCCGCCCGACCGTCTGGCCGAGGACATGGGCGAGCGAGCGGACCTCTGCAACGAAGGCCAGCCGCCCGCGCCGGATCTGGCCGATGGCCCCGCGTCGCATCATCACGCTCTGGCTCGTGTCGGCCCAGTTCACGCGCCAGACCTCGACCTCGGCGTTGTCCCAGCGGCCGTCGAGGATGTCGGTCTCGGTGATCCGATCCGAGGTCAGCACGCCCTCGGCGTCCTGTGCATCCACCGACAGGTCCGAGCCAGAGCGAACCTCCGAGGCGGTGAGCCCGCTCTCGGGCTCGAACTCGGTCCCGTCGAAGCTCAGCGTCCGGTCGTGATCGGTGAAGCCGAAGGTGACGCCATCGGCCCGCGTGACCCGCCAGCACCAGGCGAGCGTGGTCGTGCCCTCGTCGAGATGGGCCTGCAGAGCAGGCGATAGGGATTTCATCGGCGCAGTTCCAGAAGCGGAATGGAGGTGATCGAGCCGAGCCGCTCGAGGTCGAGCGTCACGTCGAGCGCATCTGTGTCGAAGCGGACCGGCACGTCGAACTCGAAGCCCGCGGTGATGGCGACGCCAGCACCCGGCGCAGCGCTGAAGGTGACGACGCCGGTGGCGGTGTCGACCGACCAGCCGGAGAGCTGCTCGACGCCCGCCAGCGCGATGCGCACGCTGCCCGCCACCGGCTTGGCGATGGCGCGCGTCCAGGATTGCGCGCCCGAGGCGTAGCGCTTCACCAGCTGGAAGGCGGTCGTCGCGCCATCGCCGGTGCCGATCGACTGATCGGTGGGCGCCGGTGTGCCCGAAGGCAGGCAGGACTTGTGGTCGCCCCAGTCCTTGAAGCGGAAGCCATGCAGGCGACCGTTCCGCGCCTCGAAGAAGGCGACAACCGCCGCCAGATCGTCCGCGCGGCGGATGCCGTAGGCGACGTCGTAGCGCCGACGGGAGTTCGCCCAGCTGGCGTTCCTCTCCTCATCGCCGGAGGCGAGCTCGACGATCTGCGTGCGCCGCTCGGGTCCGCCCCGCGCGCCGCGGCTGATGTTGTCGGGAAACCGCACCTCGTGAAACGCCATCAAGTTTCTCCCTCGTTCGTGCTCTGGCCCCCGCAACCGGTTCCCACTTGCGGGGTCGCACTCACATGCCCCTCCGCCCGAGCGACACGGCGCGGGCAATGTCCGCCGCAACCTGAGTGCGGGACTGCCGGAAACTCTCGGCGTCGCGGGCCATGATGGTGACGTTGACCCCGCCGCCCGCGCCGTAGCCCTGCGCCTCACGCCGCGACAGCACCCGCTCGCCGCGTTGCAGGATCGCGGGCACCTCGTCGTGGCGAAGCCCGGCCATCCCGCCGGAATGCATCCGGGGCGCGGCGGCGAAGGCCATGGCCGGGACCAGGCGTGAGGGCCCCGCGGACCCCACCATCCCGCCCGCATGCAGGACGTTGGCGAAGACGCCGCCCGCCCCGGAGAACACGCCGGAGAGCGCATTGGCGATCGGCCCGAGGATGAACCGCCGCGCCGCGAGCTGGGCGAGATCGGCCAGCAGCGAGGTGACCAGGTCGCGGAAGTTCAGCTTGCCGGTCTTCACGAACTGGCCCACCGCGTTCTCGGCCGACTGGAAGGCGCCGACGAGGCTCTGGCCGATGTCGCCGCCGATGTCGCGGGCCTTGCTGGCATAGTCCGAGAGCGCAGACGTGACCGCCTGCCAGCCGGTGACGGCAGCTTCGGTGGCGGGCTCCGCTGCCGCAGCCGCAGCCCCTGCAGCCGCACCGGCTCCCGCGGCGGCACGTCCGGCATCGCCGAGCGCCGTCTCCAGCCGCTCGGCCGCACCCGTGGCCTCGGTCAGCGCGTCCGCGCTCGCCTCGTCGGTGCCGCGCACGGCATCGCGCAGCGCCTGCCAGCTTTCGAGGGGCGCGCGGGCCCCCTCGGCCAGATCGCGCGCGGCGCCCCGGTAGACATTCGCGGACTCGAGCGCGCGGTTCGCCGCATCGGTCAGACCAAGGTCGGGCGCGGTGAGCGGGTTGTCCTCGAAGGCCCGGTCGAACGCCGCCTGCGCTGCCGTGGTGGCGGCACTGGCTGCGCCTTCGAAGCGGTTCTCGATCTCGCCGAGGTCGAGATCGGGCACCAGCGAGATGCGGCGCTCCGACCCGAGCGCTTCGAGCCCCTGGTTGATGCCGCCGATGAAGCCGTTGATGCGGGAGACCACGCCGTTCAGCATCGCCTCGACGCCGTCGACCAGGCTGTTCGCCGCCTGGAACGCGAGATCGCCGATGGCGGCGGGCAGCAGACCCCAAATCGCCTTGATCACCTCGTAGGCGCCTTCGAAGGTGTTCGCCGCGGTGTTCCCGAAGGCAACGACGCTCTCGATGGCGCTCTGCATTCCTGAGGCGGCATCGGCCTTCAGGTCGAAGAACATCGCCGTGGCAGCCGCGCCCGCCGCAGCCGCGCCCATCCTGATCCGCTCCCAGACCTCGACCGCCAGGTCCTTCAGGAGCGACATCGCCTCGCCAAAGCCGCCCGCGCCGGACACGAGCCGGGTGAACTGGTAGACGAGCTCGCCCGCGCCGACGATCAGCGCGCCGACGCCGGTGCGGATCAGCGCGCCGCGCAGGAGGACCAGCGCCGTGGCGAGGCCGCGGACGGAGAGCGCGGCGGCGGCCATTCCGGCGACCCATCGGCCCGCGAGGAAGGCGGCGAAGGTGGTGGCGTAAGTGGTCAGGCGGCCGATGTTGTCGAAGAGACCGCGGATCGCGATGCCGAGCGGCCCGGTGCGGCTGGCGACAGCAGCCATGGCGTTCGCGACGGCTTCCAGTGCCGGGGCTGCGGCGACGGCCAGCTGGTTGGAGAGCCCGCGCCAGATCAGTCCGAGCCGGGAGATCGCATCGTTCGTCCGCTCGATCTGGTCGGCGTCCTGCTCGGAGACCACGACACCGAAAGCAAGCACGTCCTCCGTCGCCTGGCGCAGCGTCGCAGTGTCGATCCGGCTCATGGCGATGGAGCCTTCCTCGCCGAAGAGCTGGCCCGCTACTGCAGCGCGTTCGGCGGCAGGCACAAAGCTCTCGATTGCGGCGTTGATCGCGCCGACGCGCTGGTCCAGCTGCAGGGAAATTAGCTCGTTGGCGGAAAGCCCCAGCCGGTCCAGCGCATCGGCCGCGGGACCGGTCCCGGCGGCCGCCTGGCTGAGACGGCGCGTCAGATCCTTCGTCGCCTGCTCGATGCCGGACATCGACACGCCCGCGAGCTCGCCTGCGCGCTCCAGCGTCTGGATCGAGGCGACCGTGGTCCCGAGCGACTGCGCCAGCTTCGCCTGCGCATCCACCGTCTGCAGACCGGACCGGATCATCGCCACGCCAGCGGCGGCTGCAGCCGCCACGGCGGCGGCCGCCGCGACCCGCACCCGCCGCGAGAAGGCCGCGAGCCGGGCGTTCGCCGCTTCCATCTCCCGGCTGAGCCGTCCGAAGCCGCGCGATCCGGCCTCGCCGACGCCTTCCAGTTCGGCGCGCACTTGTCGGCCGCCGACCGCGGCGAGGCGGACGGACACACGCTTTTCAGCCATCGGGGCGTTCCATCTGTTCGTTGAGCTTGGCCACCATCACCGCTTCGATGACCGGCAGCAGTTCGGCCATGGCGAGCGGCGGCACGCCGAGGGCGTCACCGAGCGCGAGCGCGGCCGACATGTCCCACCCGATCACCGCGCCGGGCACCACGCGCAGCTGTCCGCCAAGGCGACCGACAAGGTCCCAGACCTGCCAGCCCTCTGGCGTTTCCGGACGGTTCAGCCGCGCCGGGCAGTCCGGGCAGGCTTGCTCGCGGCCCTCGTAGGGTGCGCAGGCTTGGCAGTAGCGCTCGCCCCCGCCGAAGGACCATTCGGCGAGAGCGCGGAGGCGTTTTTTTCCTGTTCCAGCAGCAGGCCTTTCGAGACGTAGGTCAGCTGGAAAGCCTCGAAGATCGGCCAGACGTCGAGCAGCGCGTCGATGGCCGCGGGGCTCGGGTCGATGGGATTGCCGTCGGCGTCGCCGATGCCCTCCCACGCGAGCACCGCCCGCCGCGCCAGCGCTTTGGCGAAAGCGACGGCGCGCTCCTCGTCAGAGGCCTCCTCGGGAACGGCCTCGACGGCTGGGTCGCTGCGTGTCGCCACCATCAGCGCGGTCGTCAGTGGGCGAAGTTGCACGCGAACGCCAACGGCAAGGTCATGCCAGCGCGGGGCGTTGGTCAGGTCGAGCGTGAGCATCAATACGTCTCCACGTCATTCACGAGGGTGGCGGTGCACATCCGGCCGACCACGCTGTCGCGCGCCGCCTGCCAGTCGAAGGTGGCCTGCACGCCCTGCGGCCCGGAAATCTCGATCCGCGGGCGCGGCAGGTAGACGGCGTGCACGGTGAAGGTGAAGCTCTCGCCCGAGGGCAGGACGTAGGCAAACTCCATCTCGCAGGCCTCGCCGTTGATCGCCTGCGTCACCAGAGTCTGGTCGGCGAAGCGCACCTCGATCCGGCCGGTCAGCGCCGCGATGCTTGGGTCGGCGCCGTCAATGCGGCCGTCGTTGCGGATCGTCTCGATCCGGTCGAGGTTGTTGGCATAGGTGATCTCGGCCGAGACCACGTTGCCGAGGGCGGTGCCGTTGCGGGTGATCGCCGCGTTGAAATGGCCGAAGCGCTTCAGATCCAGAGCGGCGGGTGTCCCCGCGCTGGTCGTGGTCCCGACCGTCTCGCCCTTCGCCACCAGCCGCGCGGTTGCCGTGAGCAGTCCCGAGCGCTGCATCTGCCAGGTGATCTGGTCGAGCACGCAGCCCGAGTACATCGCATAGCGCGGCACCTCGGGCATGCCGGTCTCGATCGACATGCTGGGCAGTGTCCAGGACCCTGACTGGAACTCGTGGGTGTAAGGCGCTTCCGCACCCGTGGTCGTCGGGGTGCCGAAGGCCGCCTTCAGCCAGAAGCCGAAGGCCTCGGCGTCCAGCGGCACAACGACATCGCCGTCGGCCGTCACCGCGTCCTTGATCGGCGCCAGCGGATCGCGGCCGTAGCCGAGAAGCTCGGAGTTCAGCAACGGCTGCTCGGCGCCGAGCGAGGTGCTGGCGAAAGGCATCCGGGTGAAGCCGCTTGCGGGCGGCGTACCATAGGTCGTCTCGAACGCAAGCGCCATCAGCGCCCGCGCCCCCTGGGCTCGTGCCATGTTCGTCTCCTGTGGTCGGTTGGGTCAGGCCAGCGGGTCGGCCGTTGAATAATGCAGCACGACCGCGATCACGGCGGCCTTCAGGCTGGCCGCGCCCTCGACCGGCAGATCGACCGGGCGCGGCGCTTCGGCCTCGACCCAGTCGCAGAGCCCGCCCAGCGTGCGGTCGACGGCGAGCGCCGAGCCGATGCTGGCGCAGAGGGTATCAAAGGTGGCGTCGCGGTCATTGCCCTGCACGACAGCCTCGATCTCGGCGCGGTGCTGGTAGTGGTAGCGCAGCGGCGAGAGCGTCACCCCGGGCTCTCCTGGCTCGCCATCCCGCAGGATCAACAGGCCATCGGCCGGCACGCGCTCGGGCAGCACCTCGCCGCGGATGGCCCTGGGAACATGCGATTGCAACGCGGACACTACCGCTTGCAGTATCGTCTCGCGTTTTGTGGGCATGGTTTCATGGAGAGCTGGCGTTCCAGGATAGATCCGCAGAAGGAGATCAAGATTGTATGTGGCGTATTTCGACGAAGTGAAAGCAATGCCGCAGCATGGGCGCACTCACTATCTCGTCGGAGGGTTGGCTGTCCCCATGGAGAAGATTGGCGGTCTTGAGCAGGCGGTCACTTCCCTGTCTGAAGAGGTGTTTGGAACTACCGATCTGACCGTCGATTCCGAGTTCCATGCTAGCTATTGCTACTTTGGAAAAGGCAACTTCAAGGGCCGGCCACCCGAGGAACGAATTGAGATAATTGCTCGCCTGGCGCGGCTCATAGGTGAAGCGGAGGTCGTGAAGCGCGTGTACTCAGCCATTCAACAGCCAAAGCTCTATAACGAAGAGCAAGCAGCTGAATTTGCGTTCGCGCACTTTGTGGAGCGCATGGAGCTTGCGATACCTCGCTCCGAACCCTGTATTCTCATTGGCGATCTCGATGACGATTAGGCCACCAACATGGTCAAAGACTTCTCTCGATTTCGACAACGCGGCACGCCATGGGCCTATGGCATTGAATTGAGAAGCGTGGTCGACAGTGTTCACTTTTGTCGCTCTCACCATTCGCGGCTGCTGCAGCTTGCAGACATCTACATGTTCATCGTTTCAGGATGGTATGGCGGTCGGAAGGGCTGGATGAAGGAGGCGCTTGGCAAGGCACTCGACGGCATCGAACTATACGCGCACCGCTATAAGGAGTGGCCGAAATAGAGCTGGATCCGGTGACTTCAGCCAATACCAGACCGTGGCTTACAAACGCTTCTCCACCCAGTTCGCCACGATCAACCCCGGCACGCTGTCGAGCGCCCGCTCAGCGTCCCGGTCCAGATCCAGCCGCTTCGGCAGTTTGACCTGCGGGACGAGCAGGAAGATCGGCACCGTCGTGCGCCCGCGGCCGGTCTTCGAGCGTGACGCGACGCCGAGCCCTCGGCTGTTCAGCCGTCCTTCCGCCACCAGCAGGCTGGGGCCCGTGCGGCGGTAGACGAAGCGCAGCCGCAAACCGCGTCGCCGCTCCCATTCGCCGGGGGTGATCTTGCCGCCGCGGAGGCCACGGCCGGCGGCTTCGGTCGGGATCGCCAACCAGAACCCGTCTTTCGAGCGGATCAGCGGGCCGGTGTTGTGGGCGCCGACGATGACCGGAGCCTTGGACCAGACGAGCGCCGCGGCGTTCAGGCTTTCGCCGGACTTGGGGTAGGTCTGGCTCCGGATCGAGTTGGCGAGCCGACGGCCGAGCCCCGCGCCGGTGATCTGGCCGCGCCAGGCGGTCTTGAGCCCGGTCCCGGCCTCGCGCATAGCGGCGGTGACGGCTTTCTCCCCGGCTTTCACCTCTGCCGCCATGGCGGCGACGAGATCGGGCGTGATGTCGAGCTTGAGTTTCATCGCGGTCAGGCCGGACGCAGGTCTACTGTCCAGACGAGGCGCTCGCGGTCGCGGACAGGCTCGCCCTGGATGAGGAAGGCCTCGCCGTCGATCTCGACGCGGTCGCCGGGCCGCGGGTTCGCCAACTCGGCGAGGCGCAGATCCAGCCGGGTGGTTTCCGACCAGATGCGCGCCTCGCCGAAGCTGGTGACATCGTCCGGCCGGCGCAGGATCGCGCGGACCAGTGACGGCGTGCCACCCTCGGCGGTGTAGACGACGTCGCGCGCGAGATGCGCATCCGCGAAGAGCGCGTCGAGGGCGGCGGCGAAGGCGGTCATCAGAAGCTGCCGTTCAGGCGCACCCGGCCGATGGTGTCGCCCGCGCCGCTCGCCACCGCCTCGACGGCCACGCCGATGAGGGTGTTGTCGGTCGCGACCGTGGTGCAGCGCTTGTTGGTGTCGTCCCAGTAGACCTTGGCGCCGGCAGTCCAGGCCTGCGAGCCGATCTTGGTGAGGTCGAAGACGCCGGTGAGCGCGGCCTCTACGGCTGCGCCGCTTGCGGCATCGCCGGCGGCCACGCCGAAGATGGAGCCCACGAGCAGCCCATCGCCGGAGGTCACGGCGTACGGCGCAGTAAGGGTGAGGGTGTTGCCGAGCTGGACGAAGTTCTTCATTGCGCATTCCTTTCGCGGAACGACGACGGGCGGCCCTTAAGGACTGCCCGTGCGTCAGGGATCAGGGTTCAGGGGGTGGCCCCGCTCACGCGCCGGGGTTCTTGTAGAGGCCGCGCCAGTCGATGGCCTTGGCTCCGAAGTCGAGGCGGCACTTGATCTCGACGCCGTCCACGTCGAAGCCGTTGCGCGTCTCGATGTAGGCGCCCTGCTGGCCCTCGAGATAGGCGTACTCGATGGTGTCGATCTGGTTCGGGCTCGCCGCCAGATACCAGGCCGTCTCGCTGGCCGCATCGAGCCGGGGCTCGGCGATGGGCGAGAGCGTGCGGATCGACTGCGGCACCACGTTGGCGCTCTGGGCGGGCACGAGGTTCTGGGCCACCAGCTGCTCGGCCTTCAGCTCGAGCGATGCCGGCACGATCAGGAAGGCGGGGCGGATGTTCAGCACCGTCTTCTTGTCGAGCCCGGTCTGCTTGCGCATCGCCGCCCGCGCGAGGCCCACGCTGTCCACCCCGAGCGCCGCGCCGCTGCTGGCGAGGTTCTTGTGCGTCGAATGGAAGAGTGCCGTGCCGTCTGCCATGGCCGGGTTCGACGTCACGATGTCCCAGACCACGTCCGACTCCAGCTGCGCGATGGAGTTGCCGTACATCGCCGGGATGCGCGTGAAGGCGTCGAGATCGTCGTTGATCAGCACCTGCCGGGTGATGGCGACGACGCGGCCGTAGGTCTCGATGCGGTAGCTCTCCTTGCTCTCGCCGAGCGTGCCGCGCTTGAACTCGCCGCTCTCGCCGACCTTCAGAAGCTGCGGCGCCTCGCCCAGCTGGACGCGGTGCATCGCCTTGAAGTCGGTGGCGAGCACCTGGCGGCAGAAGAGCGGGAAGGTCCGCGGATAGGCCTCGTAGGCCTGGCGCAGCGTCTTGTTGGTGACGGCGGCGAGGATCTCGGGGAAGTCCGAGGTCGAGTGCAGCGCCCGCGTCGCCACCTCGTCGCGCGAGAGGCCGCGGGTGCTGGCGCCCGCCGTCTCGAGGCTTTCGCGGGCGAGCTCCATCAGCGTCATGCCGCGATACTCGCGCGCGGCGTCCTCCAGCGGGAAGAGCGTGGGGCTGTAGCGGTGCAGGAGCGCGTTCGAGATCGCCTCGCGCCGGGTGACCGTGGCGTCGCGCCCGCCGAGCGGGATCGAGACATGGGGGAAGGTCCGGGTCTCGTCGGCCTTCGCCGCGACCTGGTCGAGGATCAGCCGGCGGGCCTCGTCGATGGAGACGCCGCGCTTGATCAGATCGTCTGCGAAGCCGCGCTCCAGCTGCAGCTTGTCCGCGAGCCCATGGATCGTCGAGACGCGCTCCCGCTCCTGTGCGCGAGCCTCGCTCACCAGCAGGTCGGTGTCGATGCTGCTGGCCCGGCCCTCCGGTGCCGGGTCGGGCATCGGCTTCGCCTTGGGTTTGGTGTCCGCGGCGCGGGTCTGCGTGTCGGCAGCGCCGGTCTTGTCGTCGGTCATCTGGGTCTCCTCGGGCGCTGCCGTGGTGTTGCTCTGCTCGGCCGTCTCGGCCGCGGTCTGGGTCTTGTCCGTCATCGGGTTCTCTCCCTGGCTGGTGGGGGCGTCCCGGCGGTGGAGGACGCAGTCGTGATGTTCGCCCTTGGCGCGGAAGCCGGCGGCGGGATCGGCGCCCACGGGCACGGCGGAGATCTCGAACGGGGTCCAGTCCACCGCCCGCCAGAGCTCGCGCTGGCCGTCCGGCTTGCTGATCTCGAAGCGGTGGACCTGGTAGCCGATGGAGACCGCGCGGATGTGCCCGGCCTCGATGTCGCGCCAGATGTCGCCCACCGCGTCGCGCTCGGATAGACGAATGCGGGCGATGCCTTGGCCGTTCTCGATCCGCGCCGAGCCCGGCACGACCGAGCCGATCACCGCGTCGAGATCGTGCGCCTCGTGCACCTTCAGGAACGGCGCGCCCGCGTTCAGCCGCTCGAGCCGCACATGCTCGGGCGCCATGCTGAGCTCCTCGTCATGCGGTTCGCCGAAGAGCGCGGCGCGCCGCACCCGGGCGCCGGTCGACCAGATCACCTCGACGCTGCGAGTCTCAGGGTCGATGCTGTTCGGTGCAAGCTCCGCCGACCGGCGGAACGCCGGCAGTTCGATCGTCTGCTCCATGTGTGGATCCTCGTCAGGCCGCTTCCGCGTCCGGATTATCCGGATCGCTCGCGGCGTCGGCCGGCGCGTTGGATTGCGCGCTGCCGGTCTTGGTGACCCGCCGCGGGTCGCTGTCGAGCACGAGGCCGAGCTCGTCGAGCTTGGCGTTCGTGGCCGCGATCTCGGCCAGCACCGCGTCGGGGTTGCGGCCCTGCCGGGCGATGGCCTCGGCCAGCGTCATCGTGCCGGAGCGGATGGCGAGGAGGTCGGCCATCGCGTCCTTCTGCGGGTCGACCGCCTCGAACTTCGGCGGCGACCATTCCACCGGCACGTCCGGCGTCGGAATGCGCCCCGCCGCCCAAGCGGCCTCCGTGAACCAGCGCCAGACGGGCGCGCAGAACATCGGGATGAAAAGCTGCCATTGGACCGCGTCGATCATCCGGCGGAACTCCACGAGCCCTGCGCGGATGGACGAGTAGTTCACCTGGGACAGGTCCCCGGTGAGCAACTCGTAGGGCACCCGGAACCCGGCCGAGATCGTGTGCAGGCTCGCCCGCTTGTATTCGCCGTAGCCGCCTGTCGCCGCGGGCTGGTTGAAGCGGATGTCCTTGCCGCCCCGCGCATAGGCGATCAGCCCCGGTTCGAACTGCTCCACCCGGTTGCCGTCGGCGTCGACCACCGCCGGCGCGATGCCCTGCTGGGCCTCCTCGTCGCCGAACACGATGGCCGTGACGCAGGCCTCGGTCTTCTTCCGCACGATCTCCGCCACCTCGTAATCGTCGAGATCGCGCAGGGCCCGGATCACCGGTGCGCCCCAGGGCACGCCGCGCGCCTGCGTGCGCTGCTTCTCGTAGACATGGGCGATCTCGGTCGCGGGCACTGCGCGGCTGGTGAGCCCGCCCGTCAGGCTGAGCGTCGCGTCGCCCGGATGCGCGCCGAAGAGCCAGTAGGCCCGGCGCCGCCCGAGCGCGTCGAACTCGATGCCCTGCACCGCCTGGCCCGCGCCGAGCGCGCCGTTGCGGGTCGCATCGAGGAAGTCGGCCTCGAGCAGCTGCAGCTGGACGGGCGGCATGACCCCGTCGCCGGGGCGGCGCGGACGGCGACGGACCAGCACCTCGCCCGCCTCGACCATCTCGCGGCAGGCGAGCGTCTGCAGCCCGTAGAAGTCGAGCTGGCCGTCGGCGTCGCAGCCCCGCGCCCAGATCTCGAAGAGCCGGTCCACCTCGCGGTCGAGGGCTGCGTCGCCGCTGGCCGCACGCGGCATGATCCCGGCGCCGACGATGTTGTTGACGAGCACCGACACCGCCTTGGCCGCATGCGGATTGTTTCGCACGAGATCCCGCATCCGATCCCGCAGGAGCGCGCCGGCCCGGCCGATCTCGGCGTCGGCCGAGGATCCCGGCGCGTGCCAGCCGTCAGTGCGCCGACCACGGGCTGCGCCCTCGTAGGAGCGGGCGAGCCCTTCGAAGGCCTGCCGCGCCAGCACCCGGCGCGTGGCCGTGCGCGGGGCGACGCTCGCGATGGCCCTGTCGAGCCAGGAGACCATCAGCGATCCCCGCGCGAGAAGCCGGCGAAGCCCGCGATGGGTCGCGCCGTGGTCCCGGCGATCTGGCGCTCGATGGTGCGGATGCGCCCGAGCAGGTCCTCGGCCGAGCCGTAGTCCACGGTCTTGCCGTCGTAGCTCACCCGCGTTGTCCCGCTCGCATAGGCGCGCCGGAGCGCCGTGAGCTCCGCTTCCGTCCAGTCCGCCATCAGAACCATCCTTCCCGCCGCCCGAGCCAGTCGGAGCGGCGCTTGCCTTGGGTGCCAGCGTCGGGCCGCCCGATCATGCCGGCCGCGCTCTCCATGCCGCTCGGCACGCCCAGCTGCGCTTCGAGATCGGCCCATGTCGCCTCGGGCCAGCGATCCGCACCCGCGATCCAGGCGGCGGCGCGGGCGTAGACCCGGCAGTCCAGCGCCTCGTTGCGCTCGCGGAGCTTCTGCCATTCGAGCTTCGCGAAGCCGCGCCGGTTGCGCACCGTCACCAGCTGCTCGGCCGTCAGCTGCCGGATCCACTCGGTGTCGGCCCAGCCGGGCAGATGCACCGTGCCGGGCGGGAACGCCGCGCCGGCCTCCAGTTCTTCTGCTGTCGGCCGCGCCAGCCGCAGGAAGCGGTAAGTCTCGGCCTTGAAGGTCGAGGTGGCCACGGTCCAGAGCCGCGCACCCCGGCGCAGGCGCTTCCCGCCCGCGGTCGCGTCCACGAAGGTCGGGCCCGAGACCGGGCTCGCCCGGTTGAAGCCTTCGAGCCCCTTGACCGGCGCCGCCTGTCCAAAGCCGACCGAGCGCGCCCAGCCATAGACCGCCGCCGTCTCGTAGCCCGTGTCGATGGCGAGCCGCGCGAGCCCCAGTTCCGCGCCGCCGGCATGACGCCAGCTGCGGCCGAGCAGATCGGTCAGCGCCTCCCAGCTCTCCGGGCGCGCCGGCCCGCCCTCGATCACCACGTGATCGATAAGCCAGCTTTCGAGGCCACGGCCCCAGGCCCAGATATCGACCTCTATCCGGTCCTTCTGCACGTCCGCGCCGGCGGTCAGGAACAGCCCACCCGCAGGGACCGAGCCCGCAGGCCAGTCCTCGCGCCGCTCGGCGATCCGCTGCCAGTCCGGCGCGTCGCCGGTCTCGATCCAGGTCTCGCCGAGCACCGTGTTGCGGAACACCCGCTCGGCTTCGTCGGAGCCCGCCGCCGTCTCCTTGTCCCGCGCGATGTCGGCCCAGCTCTTCCACCCCGGCGGCGAATAGAGCGCCGAGAGATGAAACCCCACCGTCCGCGCATCACGGGGCTCGGCGGTCGCCCGCCATTCGCCCGCGGCCAGCATCGCCGGCTTGTGGTGCTCCTCGATCGGCTCCTCGCAGGCATCGCAATGGTACGCCGCCGTCTCCGGTTTGCCCTTCTCCCAGTGCAGCCGTTCGAAGCGCAGCCACTGCATCGCGCCGCAATGCGGGCATGGCACGAAGAAGCGCCGCTGGTCGCTCGCCTCGTATTCCCGCTCGATCCGGCTCACGCCGCGGATCGTGGGCGTCGAGACCAGGAACACCTTCCGCCGGTGCGCGAAGGTCAGCGAGCGCGCCTCGGCGAGCCCGACCGGGTCGCCTTCCTCGTCCGCGGAGGCCGGATAGGCGTCGACCTCGTCGAGGAAGACGTAGCGGGCCGGCATCGAGCGCAGCCCCACCGCCGAGTTCGCGCCGGTCATCACCAGCACGCCGCCGGGGAAATCCTTTGACAGCTGCGTGTTGCCGCTGTCCCGCGCCCGCGCCGGGCGGACGCGCTCCTTCAGCGCCGGGCTCTCCTCGATCAACGGGTCGATCCGCTGGCGCGAGTTGCGCTTGGCCAGCTCCACCGTCGGCTGGACGGCGAGCATCGGCCCCGGCGCGTGGTGGATCACGAAGCCGATCCAGTTGTTGCCGGCCTCGGTCGCGCCGACCTGCGCGGCCTTCATGAACACCACCCGCTGCGTCGGATCGCCGGGCGAGAGCGCGTTCATGATCGCGCGCATGTAGGGCGTGCGCTCGGTGCGGTAGCGACCGGGCTCGGCGCTCGCCCGCGAGCTCAGCCAGCGATGCCTGTCAGACCATTCCGAGACGGTCAGCCACGGATCGGGCGTGAGCCCGCGGCCCCAGGCCCGGAGCAGCGCATCGGCCCCGTCGAACTGCGTGACCTCGTCAGAGGGCGATCCGGGGCTGGGCGAGTTCCTCGAGATGGGCGCGGACATGGGCCTCCAGAACCTTCTGCATGGCCGCCGTCTCCGTCCCCAACTCCGCCGCCATCAGCGCGGCCACCCGCGCCGGCCAGTTGACCCACGCGTCGCGTTCCTCGCGCGCGAGCCGGAAGACCAGCGCCGTGGCGCGGTCGCGGTCGACCAGTTCGCCCTTCAGCTTGGCGAGCCGGATGCGCCGCTCCTGCGCCTTCAGCACCTCGTGCGCCGTCTTCGCCTGCAGGAATGTCGTGCCGCCGCCCGTTGTGGGTGCGGCGAGCCCCTGTTCCTTCAGCGTGTCGCCGACCGCCGAGACGGCCGCCTCCGGCACCGGCTTCAGCTTCGGAGCGGGCGGCTTGCGGGTCTTCGACGGGTCCGTTGTCTCCGCCCGCAGCCGGTCCGAGGCCTCGGCGTCGATGCTTCCATCGTCGTGCAGGATGAGCCGGCCGGCGGCCTTCGCCTTCTGGATCGCGCCGCGCGACAGCCCGACATGGGCGGCGTACTGGCGCTCGCTCATGCCCTGCATCGCCAGCCCCGATTATCATTCAAAGTCAGACGCTTATGTCGTTGATAAGCCTCGCGGACAGAGCGAACGTCGATCCCACGACGACGATGCAACTCACCAAGGAACCACCACGATGACCACGCGCCTGAACCCGATCACCACCCCGCGCCACGAACTCCGCGCCGAGAAGGCGCGCCGGAACAAGGAAGCAGCCCTGGATGCCTTCATCGGCAAGAAGGCCGAGATCGACGAGATGCTCGCCCGCCTGCAGGCGCTCAGCGACGATCATTTCAACGCCCACCCCGACGAAGTGAACTGGGGCCACGTCGGCACGCTCGAACACTACGCCAGCCTCCTGAAGCGCATCACCGACAGCGCCTTCGGCGAGGGCGAACACGCCGACTGATCTCCGGCACCGCCGGAACTCCTGCCGCGCCGACGCGCGGCTCGGGGTCGTAGAAGGCGCCGCATGTCGCGGGCCCGAATACGGAGACCCCAGATGACCAAGCTTTCCGACACCCAGCTCGTGATCCTCAGCGCCGCCGCGCAGCGCGAGGACCGCAACGTCCTACCGCTTCCCGGCTCGCTCCGCGGCGGCGCCGCCGCCAAGGTGGTCGGCGCGCTGCTGAAGCGCGGGCTGATC